ATTAACGAGTGGGATAGCCAGTATCAGCTGCACAGTAAACCCGTCGGAGACGTTCGCCTCGACCCTGACCGCATCCGGGAATACAACATTCATCCACAAATTCGCTATGCGAACCGTACGGCTTCGCTGTGGCTGGGTAACGTGCAAATCGTTGGTGCTGTTGCCTGGTGGGACGTGGCCACTGGCAAGGTTAAAGCTGACGCCTCTGCATTCTCTCTGATGCTTACGGATGCCAGGGGGCATTTGTACTGGCATATCTGCCAGGAGCTTACCGGGGAGCTGGCAGAGTTCGACGATAACGACAAAATCGCCGGCGGGCAGGTAGCGCAGATCAGAGAGCTGGTGCTCAAATATCAGATCCCCGTGGTTTGTGTCGAAGTAAACGGCCCGGGCAGCTTCGCGGGTAAATTACTGCGTCAGGCGCTCAAGGGGACGGGCTGCGGCGTCCGGGAAGAGTTCAGTATCACCAACAACCAGAAACGCATCCTCGATGCGTTTGAAGCGCCGCTGTCCTCGCGGTTCCTGTGGGCTCACACCGACGTGCTCGACGGTCCTGTCTATGACCAGATGCGCGACTTTAACCCCGCACTGACCAACCAGACAGACGACTTTATCGACTCCGGCGCGGGAGCAATAAGTCAGACCCCAGTACGCATCGGGAAAGTGGTCGGGATTCCGACCGGACATACGCGCGAAGATTGGCAGTTAAGTGACGGAGATCATCTGGTCGACGTCGATTACTAACTTGCCAGAGGTTTCGCATCATGTCGGTACCGAACCAGACTCCATATATAATTTATAACGCCAACGGCCTGACCACCGTTTTTCCCTTCGAGTTCTATATCATCAACTCCGGTGATATTCAGGTCACAATTAACGGCACCGTTATTACTAGCGGGTACACGGTGTCCGGGGTAGGGAATATCGGCGGCGGGGATGTGATTTTTATCACCCCGCCAGCCAGCGGATCGGTTGTGATGCTGGAGAGGGTAGTGCCAATGTACAGGCTGACCGATTATCAGGATAACGGTGACCTCCTGGCCGACACGGTTAATAAGGATTTTGACCGCCTCTGGATGGCGATACAGCGTTACGGTATACATCTCGGTCTGGCACTTCGCCGCCCGCTGTTCGGTGGTCCCTTTGATGCAGAGGGTTATCGTATTGAGAAACTGGCAGATCCGGTAAATGCGCAGGACGCAGTGACTAAAAAGTATTTAGAAAGCGTATCGTTAGCCCGGGTGCTTCGCGTTCCAGAGGCATCAGTTGGGTTAGTACCTTCGCTGGATCTGCGTCGCAATAAACTGCTGGCATTCAATAATTCAGGTGACCCTATTCCGGTGTTGCCAGAATCAGGGTCTGCCTCTGATGTGATGATAGAACTGGCGAAGCCCACAGGATCTTCACATATCGGATATCAGTATCCTGCGGATGGCAGTGTGCCAAGAACGGTAGAAGATAAACTTGGAGATTTCGTTAGTGTGCTGGACTTTGGCGCAAAAGGCGATGGCGTAACAGATGACTCTATAGCCTTTCGAGATGCCATTGCTACTGGAAAAACGGTGTATGTCCCTGATACATCAGGTAACAACTTGGGGTGTGTTTATAAAGTAAGCGGTATTGATGTAACAACTATTAAACTTGTTGGAGAGTCTCAGCGCGTCGAAATACAACCAGTATCAACGGCAACACGAATATTAAACTTAAAAGGTACATCCCCAGCATCACCGGCAAGAGGATGTTTTATACGAAATATTACGTTTTCTTCCCCAGCAACTTCTGAAGGTCTCTTTCATGATGCTGTGCTTTTGGAGAACACAAACCAGTGCGACGTATCAAACGTCACTCTATACCTAGTTCAGTTGACAGTGCTCGGGCATAATTACCTACGGCTTGATAAAATTAATGGTATAGGAGCGAGGTTATCTGTTTCAAGGCACAGCGGAGATAGCATTGACAATGCAGTAGGGTTATTACTTAAAGACTCGTTTTTAGCCTACAACAGCGAAGTTGACATAAGGAATAGTACAGACACAAGAATAGTTGATACATATATCGCAAACAGCAAAAGTGACGGTAGAACAGGACTAAATCACGATTATGACGCTGAGTTTTTGCCAGGAGGTTCAGTATTCTTTGGCGGTGTCTTGATGATTACAAACGTAATTTGCGAATGCGTGTGCGTAATCAAATATACAGCACTATCTAAGTTTACAGGATTCTGGGCTGGCGCCTTTTATGGTAACGGACTGACGTTACTTAACTCATACGGCTTACTTGCAACAAACTGTACTTTTCACTACAGCACAGGCGCGGGTGTTTATGCCAGAAATCTTACAGATTGCACATTTGTTTCAAGCAGTTTTACCAACTCAGAGGGCGGAGGGTTTGATCTTGATGAATCAGTAAGAACAACATTTGTAGCTTGCACCTTCAGCAAATTTGAACTTTACGAATAAAGGAGTTTTAGGATGGCATCGTTAAATCAAGCATATGGACTGAACTGCGGGAGTAATAGCAGCCATACTAAGATCATAGGGTGTAACTTTACAGGTAATACCAGCGATAAAAACATAATTGGGGTAGGAAGTTACAAAACATGGTTCTGCACCGGGGTTCCTGACACATTGCTGTCAAATTATGGTAGCACCGCAGAAAGACCATCTAGCCCACCACCAGGATTTGAATTCTTTGACACTCAAATTGGATTGCCTATATTTTGGAATCCAGTTACTAACCATTGGATAAGGGCGGACGGAGTTGATGTATAAGCAAATGGCGGCATTTGCCGCCATTAAATATCATCATTCTATATTTATATTCTTATCATATGTTAAAATGAAGACATTACAAACATATTCTATTGAATGGGGAGTTCCAAACTCGGTTTTTACTATGTTAACCTGAGTATCGTCAGGTAATATAAAAAAATTGTTTCCTTTGTTGTACCATTCATTGTTTGTAAGCCATCTATCTCTTACAACCTTACCATTTTCAAACTTAATGTTAGCAATTTTTAAAGTTGAGTCTATGCCGACTGAGTTTGTATAGTCAAAGGTGGCATACCCAAACTCCCCGCCACTTTGTTTTATCTTTTCGCTTATGCAAGCAAACTGATCGTGCTTCTCATTTGATTCTTGTATGTTTATTGTTGAAACTCCAGATGCCATTCCAGCAAAAAATACGGAAAGAAGTATATATTTATTTTCATATTTTTCTCTTGATACAAAAATTACTAGCATTAAATATACAGGCACAAGGTATCTAATAGTCCAAATATTTCTAGGTAGGTTGCTTCCGACATATGCCGCCAACATAAGCACAATTGAAGAAATTATCAGTATATCAGTGAATGATAAACATCTAAATCTTAATGCCCTTTTAGCGGCAAAATAGATAAGAGCAAGGAAACCTAAAAACCTAGAAAATATAGAAAATGTGTCATAGGATAACTTTAATGGCTGCCCAAATATGTTGGCATTAAAGAATAGTAATGTACCCTGTATGGCTGTATTTATGTTGTTTGATATGTTCTCATACGTCACCACCCTTATGTCGTTTATTCCAGGTAAGTGGAACCCGTTTTGCACTGAAAATCCATATTTAATAAGTTTTGATATCAAAATTGATACCACAGCACTAAATGCTAGCGTTAAATATTTTTTTTCTCTATGTTTAGCAAACATAACTGTAGATGCTAAAATCATAGGTATTATATAAATAAACATTGATATATTATCACTGAACAATGATAGGGCGCTGATTATTGTAGCAATGATTAAGTTGACTATATTTTCTGTTGCATCGTATTTTTCAAGTAAAATTATTGACGCAAAAATGAAAGCATATGTCCCCATATGGATGCAAGCAGAAAGCATGGAAGTAACTGCCATATCAGCAGGAAAAACCACAAAAAATGTTAAGAGAGATATTGAAAGAAGCTTGTTTTTACTTAAGCTAAACATTAGCCATATAATAACCACATATAGTATTGATGGTATTACAAAAGCCAATGATTTTGAGTACCCAACTATTAGTGAGGATAACGCATAAATCACAACCTCAGTAAAGTAAAAGGGCACCGTGGAAAGCTCCCACCCCCTTAACAATACATTTCCACCAGCCACCTCTTTTCCTAGCAGCAGGACTGTGGCCCCATCAGTTATAGTTGGGAAATTATTAAAACTAAGTGTGTAATATAGTTGGTATAATACACACGTTAATAAAACCGAGAACGGTATATATATTAAATATTTCTTAAGCATGTTTATCTCTTTTTAAAATGTACTTAGGGCGGTTTTTTACCTCAATATAAATCCTTCCGATATACTCTCCAAGAACACCGATCCCAATAAGTTGAACGCCGCCTAGGAAGAGTACTGATACCAACAGAGAAGGATAACCGCGCACGGGATTACCAAATAAAAAAGTTCCAAGGATCATCCATGTTCCATAAAGAAACGCTAATCCTGCAACTAACAGGCCGATATATGTCCATATACGAAGCGGGAATGTTGAGAAACTGGTTATTCCCTCGAGAGCCAGATTCCACAACTTCCATCCGTTGAATTTTGTGCTACCAGCAACGCGTTCTGCGCGAGCATACTCAACGACATCGGTTATTCCTCCTACCCAACTCAATATACCTTTCATGAACAGGTTGCGCTCTGGCATGAGCTTGATGTTTTCGACTACTTCACGAGACATCAGTCGGAAATCGCCAACGTTCTCTTCAATCTGCGGATTACTGATTTTGTTATGCAGCTTATAGAACCATTCAGCCGTCTTGCGCTTAAGCCTGCCATCTGTGGAGCGATCTGTTCTTTTAGCCAGAACCATATCCGCACCGGCAACCCACTTATTGATAAGATGAGGAATTACCTCGATAGGGTCCTGCAGGTCCACGTCAATCGGTATAATCGCATCGCCGGTTGCATGGTCTAGCCCGGCGAATAGCGCAGGCTCTTTGCCGAAATTGCGCGTGAATGATAGCGGCTTGACGAGAGGGTCTGATATCGCAATTGAGTTTATGATCGCTTCCGTTGCGTCCTTGCTTCCGTCATTGATGAATACTATCTCTACTTCGTATTGCTGAAGGTCTTCAAACTCTCTGACGGTTTTGTAAAAAATTGGTATCGCGTCCTCTTCATTGAAGACTGGAACGACAAGAGAAATCTTCATTTTTCTTCCCTAAAGACAATGTGTTTTGAATAAAAGAACCCGCAAACCAGGCTTATCAGCGAGAATTCAACAAGGGTAATGATAGGTGCGATCTGATAATAATCAGACAATTTTCCTACCAAAACGCTCATAAGACCCATGAATGTAACAAAAAGAAAATACCCCTTGACATTAGGCCTTGACTTGAATGTAAAGGCGGCATTGGCAAAGAACGAGAACGTTACTGCAGTAGCGAATGCCAGCAGATTGGCCGTAGCCTGATTTACTGAGAACAAATAGACACCTGTCGCAAATACGAGCCAGTGAATGGCTGTGTTTAAAACTCCGACAGTCAAATATTTTGAGAATAGCTTAAGCATATGAGTGGCTTGGTTGTTTTAGAATTTAGCTGAGTTTACCACCTAAGGCCCATCTGATCAGCACTTGCAGTACGGTACTTACTCCATGTAACTGCTCAAATACCATATGGTCGGGATTCCGACCGGCTCGCCCGCTTACCCTCAGCCCACTACTATGATTTTCCCCACAGGGGGTGAGGCATGAGGATGAATAACCTTTCAGACGTAGCGGCGGGACTGTCCTACGGTACATCTATCGGCAGCTTTGGTTACTGGTTACTGCAACTACTCGATAAAGTTAGCCCCAGCCAGTGGGCCGCCATCGGCGTTCTTGCCAGTATTCTCTTTGGTCTGTTGACCTATCTGACCAATCTGTATTTCAAAATCAAGGATGATCGGCGTAAGGAGGCACGGGATAATGGCTTCCAGCAAGACTAAGCTCAGTGCTACTGTTCTGGGGCTGGTACTCGCTGGTGCACCAGCAACTGTCATTCTTGACCAGTTCCTGAACGAGAAAGAGGGAAACAGCCTAACCGCGTACAGAGATGGTGGCGGAATCTGGACGATTTGCCGTGGTGCCACGATGGTTGATGGTAAGCCAGTGGTGCAGGGCATGAAGCTGACGCAGGCTAAATGCGATCAGGTAAACGCCATCGAACGCAATAAGGCTCTTGCGTGGGTTGACCGCAATATCAAAGTTCCTCTGACCGAACCGCAGAAAGCCGGTATCGCATCCTTCTGTCCGTACAACATCGGACCCGGCAAATGCTTCCCGTCAACGTTCTATAAGCGAATGAATGCCGGTGACCGAAAAGGTGCATGTGAGGCGATCCGCTGGTGGATCAAAGACGGGGGCCGTGACTGTAGACTGACCAAAGGCCAGAAGAATGGCTGCTATGGTCAGGTTGAGCGCCGGGATCAGGAAAGCGCGTTAGCGTGCTGGGGGATAGACCAGTGACGATAAAAGCAAAGCTGTTAGCGCTGGCCGTTCTGCTGGCGTTTTTTGTCGGTACCTTTTATGTAGGTTACCTCAAAGGGTGGTATGCGCACAGCGAGCACGTTAACAGCCAGGCAAAAGCGAAGCAGAAGAAAGCTGAGAAAGCCGTCGCCATCGGCGAGCAGAAAGCGGCGGCGGCCAGTGCAGAGGGTAAAGTGATTTACCGGACCATTTACCGAGACGTGGTGAAATATGTTAACGACCCGAATCATGTTAAGTGCGATTTTGACGATCACGCTGTGCAGCTGCGTCAGCGAGCCCTCGACGCGGCCAACTCCATCAGCGGATTTGATGCAGGAGCCGTGCAAGGGAGCGAGTAAAGCTGGAACAGACAGCGACGAAGATCTGCAAGCAGACATCGAAACAGCGGAATGCCTGCGCCAGTTACGGCTGGATAAGTATCGTTGGCAAGCGTGGTACAGGGCTACGGAATAGCGTGTTTTGTTCCTCAATCGGGAGCGAAATTAAAACGGGTACCAATTCGGGTATCTGCCTTTTTTGTGAAAATAAAAAACAATAAATACAAATGGTTATTTATTGTGTTTTACTCCTATTATCGGCACCATCAACAGAAAATCCCGTAAAAACAGCATTCTTTAGCATGTTTATCTAACGGTTTGTAACTTCTGTTCTAACGTCTGTTAGCACTGGTAAACGCCTTTGCGTTGTATCGGCTCAAGTATTGTACAACGTACTGGCGGGTAGTTACCAGGCTCAAGCCCGAACAGCATTAGAAATTATGCCATCCCTTGAAGCTAAAAGAGTTGCCGGACTCTCTAAACACATCACTTGAACCCTTAGCGATACGTTCCGCGCTTCGTGCGGCGCTCAATGATGCTACACGTCGAGATGACGTTGCAGAGAATAAACAGGCGTAATGTTGGGAAGACTAACCGGATCGGGAAAGAATCCGGCTCTGCCACGGTTTCGATCACCGGAGTATAACGATCACCTGATAAGAGAACGTGCTAAGGCTTTATCCTCCCTGCGAAGGGATTACACCCTGCGGAAGCGCTACGCGCCGCCTTTTCTTATGTGCCCAACACGGCACGTAATGGTCATCCATTATCTGCACCATTGTAACTTTCGTTGTACTGTCTCTCTGCTGTACGTTGAGCGCTGGCAGATTCAGCGGAGGTGATATCATGTCAAAAGCCACGAATAAGGCAGCCACTAAGCGCAACAACCGTAAGATTCACGCTCGTAAATTCCTTGCTACGCCAGAAGGTAAAGCTTGGCTTGCTAAGAAGCAGGAAGAGCGAGAGGAAATCAAGCTGGCGCGAACGGCTAACAACATGTTTTAAGCTACCCATCACGGTGCTAAATGGCTTATATCGTCTAAAATCTATTAGTTGCACAATTTAGTGGGCTCTTTCTTTGGAGACACTCACCTTGACTGGAGAGCAACGAGATTTTGTTGAGTCAATGTATCAGGATAATACTAACAGTAGGGGGATGGTAATGACCAATAAGCAGTTACGTATCCACTATGGGTTTCATGGAAAACATAAAGAGAAAATTATTGAATGGGACGGATGTGATCAAATCAATACCGTGTTGTCAGCGCTTGTTGAAGATTTGAATATACCGACAGCTACTCAGACAGTTAACCTCCTTGAGCATGGCATTGATGATGTGTTCTTCTTTGATGAAGTAAGCAAAAAGTGGGAAGAGATCCCTACAAAATGGTTGGCAAGGGCATAAGGGGGCGATGTCCCCTTTATTTTATTTTTTAATATCGCCAGTACATTGATACTCCATTGAGACCAGTGTTTCCATACATCCGCTTGAGGATGGTTGAGAACAAACTGAAGTATAACCGCCGAAAGGCTAAGCACCAGAATAGCCACATGCAGCGCAACGCTGTGCTGCTGCTTGAGCGCCTTGCTGGACGTTCACTTTAGGGGGGCGAACATCCCGAAAGAATAACTCGTTTTTACAGTCCCATCAGACTTGCTACCACCAGTTAGAACCTGTTGTTTCTATACAGCACACCCAGACAGAAGCAGAGAAGAAGCTAACAACATCAATAAACTTTTACGCATCAAGGATCATCCCTACCAAGAGTTTTTGTGTTAAGTTGTTGCGGTAAGATTGCTAACTTAAAATATAGCCTCAAAAACTGTAAGAGTTTTCTTAATGATTTCTGTCTGATTCTTGAAAGAAGGAATAATAGTTGCTGCGCGTGATAATGTTAATTGTTTCTATCTTGGCATTACCTGAAACATTAGGTTGCTCTTTTATTGTGTTCTTGTTTGTGAATAACTGGTTAAGTAAACAGGAGGCGATTGCCATCGCGCGTATTATTGCCGTCGAGATGCGTTCATCTGGTTATATAGATAGTTTCGAACTTCGTGTGAGCAGATTTGGGGCGAAGAAGTTTTTTAGTATGTTTGGGGAGTTTTACCTCAACCAATTTGATCCCGACACACGAGAGAGAAAGTATCAGGGGGATGTATCTCTGCAAGGTGTGGGTAATGTGTACTGTGAGTTCACTTATGATCACTACAAGTTTACCAAGTGCACCCTCACTGCTGGTGTGTTCTGATTGCTTTCCAAATGCTCTGGTGCGCCTTGCGTTAACCTTTCAGTCTCATGAGCGCCAGCGGCAGTACAATCACATGTTTCATACGTGCGTCCCTCTCTTAATGCCTGTTGAATACTTCGTTCGTAGTGCGTCCACTTTGGCCTGAGTGATCCCCAGGTAGGCGCGTGTGTGTTCGGTGGAGCGATGCCCTAACATTTTACTAATCACCTCTAAATCCTCATTGTTATTATGGGCAATCGTTGCCACGGTCTTACGTGCGCTGTGCATTGCGATCACTGCGTCCGGTGGAAGGAGGCCGCGCATCTTGAGCTTATCTACTGCATACTGAATCTCTGCATGGATTTTAGAACGGCTGATCGGCTTACCCTTGCTCCGGTTACTGTCATTCTGGAACACATATACATTATTCCCGCGCTCGTTATAACGAGCTTTCAACACCTCCCTTGCTGTCTCCGTGAGTTCCACTTCTACCGCTTCCTTTGTCTTGTCCTGTGTTATACGCAATACCTTGCTACCAATATTCAGTTCGTCCCAGCGCCAGGAACGCATATCCACGCCGCGAAGCTGTGTCTCTACTCCTATAAGGAAGAGATCCGCCACTGTCTGGCTCTTCTTCGCGATTTCCTCCACTACAATCTTCACCTGTTCGGCGCTCTCAAGTCCGTCTGTACGCTTTGCACCCTTACTGATTGCCATTCTCTACCTCCACAATCTGTCTTTATGGTGTAAATATTGATCAAAAACAGAAGGATAGCAAGATCATTTTGTTCGCATTTGCATAAATGTCTTATTGGTGGGGTTTAGGAAGTATTAAGTGGCATTAAACGCGATTAAAGCCGATTTAGGGGAGCGCGGTTGCGAGAAGTGCTTAACGGACTAAAACCAGGCCTCCCGATCTGGTGATTTCGTGAGTTTAAAATATCTTATTGATTTATAATGGTTTTATTTTTAACAATGATGTTTCATGGAAACTTTATTTTGTCAATATATTTATTTTTACACCCTGATTTTGCCCCAGGAATAGCCGAAAAAAGGCCAATAAATCGAGCTAAAATATAAGTGATTGTTTCTACTAAATGATGAATAGGACAGATAACCTGAATGTCCTATCGGAGTGAGATATCGCACGACAGATGATAATAATTCTCACATGAGTTGATTGCACCAAGAAATGATTAGAATGCTAATGAATTGGTGGGATTTGACATGGAAAAAGAAGCATCGTTTCAATTTAGAAAGCTCGTTCAGCACATTGCACCTACCATGAAAGTGTACATTGTGGACAATGATCGCTGTGAGCCTCACGGCGCAAGGCTTTACGCAAAGTGAGTGATAGTTTCAATTGTTACTATCTTAATTGCTATGGTAACTTTATCCCTGTAACAACGGCAATCTTTACCTGACATTTAAGATAGGTTTTGGCGTTAATATCGTATGGTTTTGATAGGTATAACCTAAGG